GCTACCTCGCCGCGAAGGTGGTAGAGGAACTGAAATTTCTACCCTAGATGGGGGACAGAATCTCGGTGAATTGACTGATGTTGAATATTTCAAGAAAAAGCTCTACTACGCTTTGAATATTCCTCCCTCAAGACTTGTAGGGGAAAACGGATTCAATCTAGGAAGATCGGCTGAAATCACGCGAGATGAGGTCAAGTTCTATAAATTTATTGAAAGATTGCGTATTAAGTTTGCCCAGTTATTCATGCAATTATTAAGAATTCAATTGGTTCTTAAAGGAATCATAACACAAAATGATTGGGAAGAAATAAATTATGCAATTAATTTTTCCTTCAATAAAGATTCTTATTTTACAGACCTAAAAGATGCTGAAATTTTATCAGCTAGAATGGAATTGGCTGTTCAAATGGAACCAATGATAGGTAAGTATTTCTCTTCCATGTATATCAAAAAGAACATTTTGAAACAAAGTGATGAGGAAATCGAACAATTAAATAAGGAAATGGCTATAGACATTGCAAGGCAGCAACAGGAACAAATGATGCAAATGCAAATGGCACAAGAACAAGGACAGCCAGAACAATAAAAAAATATAGATAATAAAGGAAAAAAAATATGAAAGCAAAATCAATCATTCATTCGATTTTAGAAGAAAATGCTGTCAGGGCAAAAAAAATAATTGCAGAGGATTTGACCATTAAGCTCGGGCAAAGACTCGCTGAGGAGTATGTCCGCGTTGCAAAAGAAACCTTCAATGAAGCTAATGAACCTCGCTGGCAAGATAGCGATGGTGATGGTAAATGGTATGAGCCAGAAGATGTAGAGGGTGGAAATAATACAGACGAAGAAGATATGGACGAAGAAGATTCCGAAGATAGTGAAGATAGCGAAGAAGATGAAGAAGGTTGCGGAGAGGATAAAGAATAAAAAGAATGAAACTAATCACCGAAACAATTGAAGAAGTAGCATATTTGACAGAAAATTCCAATGGTGAAAAACAACATTTCATCGAAGGCGTTTTCATGCAGGCTGAAACTAAGAACAAGAATGGCAGAGTTTATCCAAAGCCGATTCTTGTTAAAGAAGCACAGCGTTATGTCACAGAATATGTGAACAAGAATCGTGCTCTCGGTGAACTAAATCACCCAAGCGGACCTTCAGTTAATCTAGATCGTGTATCCCACAAAGTAACTTGGCTGTACGAGAATAATAATGATTTCTACGGAAAGGCTAAGATTCTTGATACTCCATGCGGACAGATTGTAAAAAATCTAATGAACGAGGGAGTTAAGCTTGGTGTATCAACCCGTGGAATGGGTTCTTTAGAAAAGAGAGGTGGCATTAATGTTGTCAAAGAAGACTTCATGCTTGCCGCTATCGATATCGTCGCTGATCCTTCAGCTCCAAATGCTTTCGTAAACGGAATCATGGAAGGTAGAGAATGGATTTGGGACAATGGTATTCTTAGAGAGCAGCAAATTGCGGAATACCGCGACACATTAAAGAAAACACCATCAAGAAAGCTACAGGCAGAATCTATAAAACTTTTTGCAGACTTTTTACGAAAAATTAAATGAATTCAAAATTAAAACAATTTTATTTTTTATCAGAATCAAATAAAAATATTGATTTTGTTGCAATTAATGAAAATGCATTAATGAATTTTTTTAGAGATATTAAAAACAGAGGTTTAGTTGGATTAAATATTTTAGGTGATGAAAATAAATGGAAAGAATATCTTTCAAATGAAAAATTACAAGGACCAGTTGGTAGACTGGGATCTGAGTATAAAGAGGCTGCAACAAAGGTAATGTTAGCACCATATAGACTAGCTCCACAAAGATTAGTAGGAAGTGTTGGAGCTAATTTAAGAAGAATGGGTTTAGGAAAGCCCAGTTCTGATATTCAGTACGGACCAACATCAATATAAATCATATATAAAACGGAGAATTAACAAATGAACGACACATCAGTAGAAATGGACTTTTTAGGTAAAACATCATTCGATGCCGAAGGTAAGGGATTTATTCTTCAAACAAAGAATCCTCCTGCCGAAGGTTTAGCTCAAATGAATATGAGAACTGTTCAAGGACCAATGGGCCAAATGGCGCAACCTGTCCAAGATCAACAAGCACAGGGAGAAGAAGATGAATCTTCAGAAGATAATTTGAAGGAACATTTAGCTGCTCTTTTTGCCAATGCAAATCTTTCAGAAGATTTTGTTGAGAAGGCCAAGACAATCTTTGTTGCCGCAGTAAATGAAAAATCAAATGAGATTGCTACTCGTATAAACGAAGCTTATAAGGCTGAGTATACCAATGCTCTAGCAGGCACTGTAAATGAACTCACCGAAAAGGTAGATGATTATCTAACTTATGTTGTTGAAGAATGGATCAATGAAAATAAACTTCAGGTCGAAAGAGGCATTAAAGTTGAACTAGCTGAAAACTTTATCTTTGGTCTAAAGAAGCTTTTCGAAAGCAACTTCATTGATGTTCCAAATGAAAAATATGATATTTTAGATGAACTTTACAATAAGATCGAAGAGCAAGAAACATCATTGAACACTTCAATGAACGAAAATATTGCTCTAAGAAAGAAATTACTTGAATCAGCCGCAGTAACTGTTTTTGCTCAGGAAACTCAGGGCCTTGCCCAAACCCAGGTCGAAAAGCTAGCAAATCTAGCCGAAGGTATTGAGTTTGATGATGTAGAACAATTCAGAGGTAAAATTCAAATACTAAAAGAAAGCTATTTTGGAAATAGAAATATTCAACCGCAATCATCTCCAGTTCCAATGCCAAGATTCGCTCAAAAAGTAGATATTCTTGACACGGCATCTGAACCAGAAATGATTAACGAAGGTATGGACATTTACAAAAGAGCTATCAGTAGACACTTAAAGAAATAAATTTTTATAAATAAAACATTAGGAGATACAAATGAATTTTGACGATACAACCCCATACGATATTTTAACTGAGAAGTGGGAGCCAGTTTTAAGCCACGATGCACTCCCCAAGATTGAAGACAGCTACAAGACTAAGGTTACTGCTGTTCTTCTTGAGAACCAAGAGCAGGCTCTTCGTTCACAAAGACTTGTTGAAGACAACACCCTAGGTGGACCAATCAGCAATGTTTTTGGTGGTGCTTCGAATAACATTGCTGGTTACGACCCAATTCTAATTAGCCTTGTTCGTCGTGCAATGCCTAATCTCATTGCTTACGACATCTGCGGCGTTCAGCCCATGACCGCTCCAACCGGACTCATCTTTGCAATGCGTCCCAAGTACGATCCCAATGGAGGAACCCGCAAGGAAGCCATGTTCCAGGAACCATTCGTACCGTTCGGCGGTTCAGGCGGAACTGGCGGTCAGGGAGACACCTATGCTGATTACCTCAACGGTCTTAGCTATAGCGTAGATTATGGTCTAACTCTATTCGCTGGTACATCTGGTACAACTAAGGGTTCTTTCTATGGAGGCAACTTCAAGGGAATGCTAGTTGGTGAAGCTGAAGGTTTAGGTGCAGCCAAGCAATTCCAGGAAATGGCCTTCACCATTGACAAGGTTGCTGTCCAGGCTAAGACTCGCGCTCTAAAGGCCGATTACACCACTGAACTTGCTCAGGACCTCAAGGCTGTTCACGGACTTGATGCTGAAACCGAACTCGCCAACATTCTCAGCACTGAAATTCTTGCTGAAATCAACCGCGAAGTCGTTCGTGGCATCTACCATGTTTCAAAGCTAGGAGCACAGCAGAATGACCTATCAGGTAAAGCTAGTTCAACTGGCCCTGCTTCTATGGGTGGTCTTTATGACCTATTAGTTGACTCAGATGGTCGTTGGTCAGCTGAACGCTTCCGTGGCCTCATGTTCCAGATTGAACGCGAAGCCAATGTTATTGCCAAGGAAACTCGTCGCGGTAAGGGTAACTTCATCATCTGCTCATCAGATGTTGCTTCAGCCCTCGCAATGGGTGGATGGCTAAATATCAGCCCCGCTCTAAACAACCAGCTTGAAGTTGATGACACTGGCAATACCTTTGCTGGCGTACTTAACGGCAAGATGCGCGTTTACATCGATCCTTATGTCCAGTCTGGTGTAGATTTCGTTTGCGTCGGCTACCGTGGTGCAAGCCCATACGACGCTGGCCTCTTCTACTGCCCCTATGTCCCGCTCCAGATGGTCCGTGCAGTCGATCCTGACACCTTCCAGCCCAAGATCGGCTTCAAGACCCGCTACGGCATGGTTGCTAACCCCTTCGTTATCAACTCCGCTGGTACTCCAGACGGCGAAACCATGTCAGCCAATCTCAATCAGTACTACCGTATCTTCCGTGTTGTAAATCTCCACGGTAACACCGGCTGATAAGTAGTATCTAAGACTTCGGGGACGGGAGCCAGAAATGGCTCCCGTTTTCTTTTCTACATAGTTTATGTCTTTTACAGAAATCTCAACATTAGGGCAAAATTATTTTAGGTTTGAACTCACTAGAATTCCAACCGTAGAATATTACACTCAAGAAGTAAATTTACCAAATTTAATTCTTGAATCTCAAGATCAACCAACCACTCTTGGTATACCAGTAAAAAGGCCAATTGGTGCTTACAGATTTGAAAATTTAACAATAAGTTTTTTAGTTGATGAAAAAATGACAAATTGGTTAGAAATTTATAAATGGATGAGACATTTAGGAAATATTGATAGTGATGATTATAACAATGAACTTCCCTTTGAATCTTGGGAAAGTAATGCTTATTTGCATTTAACAAAAGGAACCTATAATGACAATATCAAAGTTATATTTCATCAGGTTTTCCCTGTTGCTTTGTCTGGATTAAAATTTATGACGGATGCTCCTTCCAGTGCTGTACAAAAAGCAACTGCATCATTTGCATATACCTATTATTCATTTGATCCAGATCCAGGTGCTATAACTAGTTGACTTTATTTACTATTGTGTATACTTAAATTATGATTTTTGATGAATTAAAACAACAAGTACAAGAAGATCTCAAGATAGATTCCACAGAACTTGCCATTGAATCTGTAAACACTCCACAGATCCATAACAAGTATCTACTCTTCCTTAAGAAGCACAAGGAAGCCCTTGCAGAGGACGAGAGAACCCTTCGCGTGATGAAGAAGTACAAGTGGCTCTATTATACAGGAAAGCTCTCTAAAGAGGAGCTAGACCAATTTAAATGGGAGCCATTTGAACTAAATATTCTGAAAACAGATGTTGATAAGTTTATTGACGCAGATGATGATGTTATCAAACTTGAGCGTCAGATCACAGAAAAGAAAGAATTAGTCAATTACTTGGATGGAGTAGTAAAAATAGTCGCAAATAGACAATGGAATATTCGTTCAGCGATTGAGTGGATCAAGTTTAGTCATGGCCAATGAAGAAGTAAAAATAGAAAAAATAGATGGTACATTCATCAAAGTTCATTGCGAAAATTCAGTAGCAAAAGAGATATCCGATTACTTCACATTTAAGGTTCCAAACTCACAATATTCCCCAGCATTCAAGCGAAGAGTATGGGATGGTCAGATTCGCCTATTCAATTACTTTACTCGTAAGATCTATACTGGTCTGAGAAACAAGGTAGTTCAGTTTTGCCTTGATCGAAACTACGAATGCAAATTTAAAAATTTTAAGGAAGAATTTTTTGAAGATTATAAGTCTTTTATTGATGCTCTACCTCTATACTCAGATTCTGGCCAAATCAAGCTCAGAGACTATCAGCAGAGGGCGGTGGAGATGGCTCTTGATCATAAGCGTAGCCTACTGATATCTCCAACTGGTAGCGGCAAGTCTCTTATCATCTACACGATACTGAGATATCTTCTAAGTAAGAATAAGAAGATCCTTGTCCTTGTTCCTACCACAAGTCTAGTTCACCAGATGCGTTCAGACTTCATTGAATACTCTGGCAAAGACTGGAATGCAGATAAGAACATTCATATCATCTATGCTGGTAAGGACAAAGAAACTACAAAGCCCATAGCAATATCCACATGGCAAAGTGTTTATGATCTTCCCGAAAAATTCTTTGCCGAATATGATGCTGTTATTGGCGATGAATGCCATCTATTCAAGGCCAAGTCACTTGTTCGCCTAATGAATAAGCTCAGAAACTGTCATGTTCGCATTGGGACTACAGGAACGCTTGATAATATCCAGGTACATAAACTAGTTCTTGAAGGACTATTTGGCCCACCAATTCGTGTTACAAGCACAAAAGATCTAATCGATAATAAAGTGCTTTCTAATCTTGATATCAATTGCATTCAATTGAAGTACGCAAAAGAAGAATGCGATACGATGAAAAGAAAAACATATCAAGAAGAAATAGATTACATTATATC